CCAATCTGTTCTAACTTGCTAGGGAAAACCCTAACTACCGTAAACTTGGTTTTGTCGTTGCCATATTCTTGCAATCTCTTAATTGCCCATGGACTTAATACGTCAGACAGATAGCGTTTTGGTATCTTGTACTCTTTTTCAAGTACAGCACCATACTGATCTTTATTGAATAAATTTAATGGAGACTCGAAGACAGGACTCATATTGCCATCCTTGTCTGCAAGCACATAGATAGGAAGCTTTTGGATTAGTTCCTTTAGACGTTCAGCAAGTGAACTCTTACCACCACCGACTGGTCCCAATAGATATAAGATCTGTTTCTTTTCTTCTAACCCTTGCGCTGCATGGGTGAAATACCCGACAATGCGTTCTACTGCATCTTCCATGCCATAGAAATCGCTGAATGCCGGGTATCGTTTTATGGTTCGATTGTAAAAGATGCGGCTGAGCCTAACATCTTTGTGTGTATTAACCAACTCCGGTTCACCAATCGCCATCAACATGCGTTCAGCTGACGAGGCATATGCAGTTTTATCAGTTTTACATTTCTCTAGGTACTCCTGAATGGTAAAAAGTTCCTTACGAAGACTCTTTTGTTCATCTGCCAACATCTTGAAAAGTTCAGCCATGTATTGCTCCAGTGTTTAATCATAATTCTATACCGCTGTAATATTTATCAAGATGTTGAATATAGACTGCTATAACAGATCCTACTTTCTTGCGTTAGCGCGGACCTCGTCAAACGTGATTTCGTTCAATGAAATGCCATCACGGAAGACTTCTTTCAACACATGATCCCAGCCAAAACCCTTATCAGTCCACCTCATTGGCCGGGTAACAGACGATTCATATTCGCCGCCCGATTCCCATAGTGTAACACGACCGCGCTTCGAATTCTTACCTGGATCTGTTGCTGGTTGCTTATACACATCGCGCCATTCAAGTCCATCAGCACCTTGGATACCAACGCTCGAACATTTCATTGCAAATTGCATTGTATCACGATTTACTTGCTGAAGCAAGGCGCCGCCTTGACCAAATGCAACATTGTCTGCACTGAATCCGTTCATTTCCATAACAAACAGAATTGAACGAATCGTAGAATGATCAATACCATCACCTTGGATGACACGAACATTGTTCAACACGCGATAACCCTTGCTATTCTTTACCGATCCATAGTATTTCTCTAGGATCTGCAAACATTTGCAGACAACTTCACTTGGGTGACCGCTATCTGGACGAATAACTACCACTGCATCAGAATCAATCACATCCTGTTTCAATTCAGTGCCCCATTTCTTGCAGGCTTCAAAGATATCATAGCTGTCAGATACGAACGCGATAGGAGCACCTGCCTTACCATGCGTTTTCAGCATGTTGCGATAGCTATCTACTTCGTTTTCACGACCCCAGCTAGTGACAGTGCTGTGTTCCATTGCCGGGATACTGAATCCGGCCATATCAGCACCGTAATACTCACGGCAGTACAGAAGACCAGTAACAGTATCAGTGCCCATGAAGTTAATAAGGTGCGCTGCCGCCCCCAGGCCGGCACTTTCCATGGAAGAAACACCACGAGCACCGAAATCATGAAGCTTAAAATCAATAAGAGTAGGATCACCTGTCTTTTCCAATGCGTTGAGGATAATTTTCTTGGATTCGTAGCTGTTTGTGGCTACAGTTGTTGGATACCAGATTGCACGAAGAATTGCAGTTTCCAGAAAACTTGTCAACCACCAGCACTTCGGGTCGGTGTTCACGATTGTTGCCAAGACGTTCTTGGTTGGAATCAACAGACCTTCAGGTGCAGCTTTGATGACCACGGGCAATTTGCCGCCGAGTTCATTGAGGATGTATTCCCAACCTGCGCGATTGAATGGTTCGCCGTGAGCGGTGATAACTGCTTCGGCAGTGTCGATATCGTCTTGGGTGATTGGAGTAGTTAGATACTCCTTGATGAAAGCTTGGAGGCCGAAGAATACGGTCTTATCCCAAGCACCGCCGCGAGATTCAATATACGAGTAAACATACTCGGTACCTGCGGGGTATTGATTAAATTGAGAAAATTTGTAGCTGTCACTATTAAGACAGATGTTTTTGGTGAGTTTCATAAAAGATCCTTTTATATGTTATGCCCGAAGTCTATCTTCGGGACTTTCTTGCTACTGAATACATTATAGCATAAATGCCATTATTCGTCAAGTGCTTCCGTTACCAGACACATTTGACCGCATGCTGCGCCCGCTTGCACTTCTGCCTCGGTTGCGATTGCAACTGCACCTTCGAAACCTGCTTCGGTGATGCTGTTGACGATTTGAGTTACTTTTTCCATGATTTTTCCTTTGGTTGATTATTTTCGTTTATTGATGCAATATGATAAATACTATTAGTTAGGTAAAAGGTTTCATATGGTTACTCCTTCAAATTATTTTGGTTTTGTTTATATTTGGTATGATACTAAAAATAAAATGTTTTATATTGGGTCCCGTAAAGGTAAAGTCGATGACAGATATATTTGCTCCAGTAAATGGATGAAGGCGGCATATATCCGAAGACCAGAAACTTTTACTCGTCGAATAATATCTGTTGTCCACAACAACGAAGTTGAGCATCTGCATGGCAGAGAGAAGGTAAAATATCTACATGCTAAGGAACAGCATTGGTTAGATTTAATTAACACAGAGCAACTTGGCATAAAATATTATAACCTAAAACCGTTGGCGGCTGGTGGGCACGGTACTGGCATTCCTTGTTCAGAACTCACCAAGCAGCGCATCAGCAATGCTAATAAAGGAAGAGTACGGTCGGAAGAGTTGAAACAACTTGCCCGTAAAATCTCTACCGGAAAAAAGTATCCTATTAGACGGGCTATTCCACCAGAAGCATACTTAAAAAGTTCAATAAAACGGATTAAGAATATATTTCCTATGTTTGATCCAGAGGAGAAATTTATATTCTCACATAAAGAATATGGGGTTGTGGAAAATACCATATTTGGAATGGTCGAATCATTTCCAAATTTACTTACGAACTCTCTGGTTCGCCTTGTATTCGGCGATCTTAAATCAACAGGAAAATGGAAGCTCATATCGAATTCTCATAAGTAAACAAAGTTGTCAGTTTGTTTTCGTCAGATACCGGATTAGTGTTGATCGGGCTGACTTTCACAAAGACCGTTTTAGGGTCAAATTGTGTCTTGAGGTCTTCGATCACGAAAGGGGTATCCTTGGCAAGCGCGAAATTGAGAGTTGCTTTCCAAGGACGATTCGGGAAATGATTGTACCAATGAGTGGCTAGTTCACCGATCTGTTTGTTATTCATCACTGTTTCATTTTGCAGCCACTTGCGGAATGTATCGTCGGTGCTGTGGATGCTGAATTGAAGTTCAAGCCAATCGGATCCAAACTTCCTTTCAAGGCCTATCAATGCAGCAACCAAATCCTTAGACTTTTTAATGCCGATTGTGGAGATTTGTATCCGTGCTTTAGGGTACATTAGTTTGATTTGGCGGACAGCGGCAATCACATTAGTGGTATTTAGGCTAGGTTCTCCCATCCGAGTGAATAATACGCGAAAAATTTCACTGTTGTTTGGATCAAGCCCACCATTAATCTTCTGGGCTTCAGAGACCGCATATTTGACTTGGCCAACCATTTCTTCAGTGGTTAGATTACGCCAACCTTGCTTGTCGGTGAGACGGTTCACAGCACAAAACTTGCACATGATGGGGCAACCAGATTGAGTGGAGATACCCACTGTCCATTTCTCTGCCCAATTCTGGATAGAGAAGTCATTTGCATCAATTTTATTGTCTTTCTTGCCTGTAATTCGAATCTCAGTCTGAATTGGCAGACAGGTAGACGTAGTTTCGATTAGTTTCTTATCTTCTAACTGAATGACAGATACATATCCATTTGTAAACTGTTTTGTTTTAAGTTCAATCATATAAATCCTTAATTACCCGCCTGCTATTATCCATGTTGGAATATGTCTAAGTATAGTTCCACCATATGCCAGTACATATGCCAGTGCATCTTCTTCATTATTAAATTTAAGATGTGGATCAATTCCTTCTAATCCCATTCCATACTCAATTTCTTTACCGGCATGATACTCTACTCTATCATCATACCCGCGATCATATAACTTCTCGGCCAATTCGTAAAAATCACGACGACCGTTAAGTTTCTTGATGCGGATATAATATGTCATTACGCTCCGAGCATTGTCTGAATAATTTCGTAGTGATCTTCAAAGCAAACAGAACTATCCAATTCTGCAATTGGTACCCACTGTGCTTTTTCAGCATCATCCATACCTTTTACCTTCGGTAATTCACCGTTAGGTAGGTCAATTCTGAATGCGTGAGTAATTGTACGACCACGTGCGCTTCGATCAATTGCATCAAACACCTGTACCTTGTTGATACTACCAATCAATACCGGGCCGGGTACTTTAATACCTGTTTCTTCACGCAATTCCCGAATCATTGCATCCTGTACACTTCGATCGGTTGCTGCATTTAGGAAACCACCTGGCATTGCCCACATACCTTTACCCGGCTCGCTTCTGCGGCGGATCATAAGCACGTGACCACTGCAAATTACCACAGCATCTGTGGTAACAAACACCGGAGCATAAGGTAGGCTGGAATATTGCTTCTTATATGTTTCAATGTGTTCTCGTTCCTTAATGATTTGCTCATAATCGGGTGAACATTGCCATCCTTCTAACCACTGACGAACAGATGGTGGAATAACACTTGCCAAAAAATTCATATTTGCATTTCTGCGAAAATATAAATCACGAATATTGGTGGCATTAAGTGGTTGAATCAATTCAACTTCCTCATATCCCCATTGCGGAAACATATTGAGATATTCCGCAGTTGTAGAGTCCTTTTTATGCCCGATAATTGCAATATTATCGGTGGATTTTGTGTACTTGGCAACAATTGCTTGTACTCGGACTGCCCATGCGGGATTATTGTAGATTGTATCGGTATTTTCTTCGATACGAAAGGATGCCTCACATCGTTCTTTGTAAATAGTTTCGCAGACATTATCTAACATCAGACGGCGCTCATGTCCTGTCCATGGATTCTTATAGGTGCGTGGTTGTTTTGCAGAACCAACAATAATAATTATTTGTTTGGCTAACTGCGATGCCCTGCGGATGATTTCAGCATGAGCATTGTGAACTGGTTGAAAACGTCCGATAAGGACGAGAGTATCGTATTTTGTCATAACATAAATCCTATGTTTGTTTAATGATATAGTAAAGTCTATCTCTACTACTGCTATTTAGCCTTTAGTATAACACTAAGGCATCGTTTTGGTCAAAAGAGTCCTTTGACACCGCCTGCGCCACGTAGTTTGGCCACAATCTTCTCAGCTTCTTCCGCCTTAATTCTTTTGTATTTGCTCCATGCCTGAATTGTTTCCTCATAGAGGCCTAATAGCACCATACTCAAGATTGCCGAACCACAGCAAGTAAGTACAATAAAGATAAAACTAAGTCCAATGTACCAACTAAGGCAGGTGCACAGAATCACAAATAACACCATCGCAGTAATCTGCTTTGTATTTCTATGTATTTGTCCCCACTGCCATTTAATAAAACGTAAAACTTCCATGTTTATCTTTCATCGGTGTTATCATTTATCTCTATAATG